GGTTGAAGCTGCTAAGGTGGCATCTCTTTTCCATCATTTGTCGAAGGTTGATTTGCCATCAACCGCAGCTGTTCAGTCGCGATCAGCTGCACCAGACGCTGAGATGAATGAGTTGTCTCGGCGTTTGGAGGCACTGAAGGTTGACTCAGTGCCACAGGATAAGCCACCGTTACCTGCCAGTTCTCCTCCTTCTGGCAAGGAAGTGGCCCCTCCACTGCCGTTGAGCAATGCTCCGGTTAGTGTTCGAGACCTGAAGAAGAAACATGGGGTCTTGCTTCGCCGTGTAAAGCGGGTCGCGGAGTTTGATGTGTCTGAAGCGCCGGTGGTAGGCTCCAATGTGAAGCCGCCACCGATGCCGCGTCCACCATCAAAGTCAGCACCTCCTGCGAATCCGCTCGCTGAAGCATTGAAATCCGTCACGCGTGAAAGTGACGAAGAAGTGGAGGTTTCCTCCGCGCCAGTAACGGCAGAGGCCGTTGGACCAGCAGAGTTGGTCGTTATGGCGCGTAAGGTCACTACGATTGCAAGACGTGTGACGAAGACTGATCTTCCTGACGAATCAGATATGGCCGCCCAGTCGACCATGATTCATGTCCAGCCGTTCAAAGACATTGAGCCATTGGCTCCCGCACTGAAGTGGGCGGTCTTTGTCTGGGCTGTGATCGCCACTATGATGGTGTTCGGGAGTCACCTTATTGCGAATGACTGTGAGTTTTGGCGACCATCGCCATGCCCGTCTTACAGTCTCACCAGCATGCTCACTGGTGATTATTGGCAACCAGGGTTGATGTGCAGTGGTGTGGCATTTGCCCCGCTGGACTTCGGTATCTTCAATGAGCGAATCAGTAATATGCGTCCTTTTGCGTGGATCACAGGATCAACATACACGCAGTGGCAAGAGTGCCAAAGTGACCATATCCTACCGTTGGAAATTCGGTGGGCACTCAAGAACTTCAGTGCGCGTGAGCTGGTAATATGCATGTTGTTGATTGCGTGGGTCTTAGTGGCCCGTCGCACCACATGGTATACGCCGCTCGAATATACGCGCCTGAGGTCAGCGTACGATGTGCGTAATTTAGCTAACATGGCTCGCCCGGTCGTGTTTGCTGATCCGCAGTATCGACGGTTTCGGGTGACTGAGATCTCTGGCAATGTGTTCCTTGATATCTGGAATCTTGTGACTGGCCAGGCAACTCGTGAGGTGATAGTTTCAATGGAACTTTTCGCTTCGCTTCAATCGTGCAGACAACAGCTGCTTTCGATGAAGGGTAAGAAGAGTGCGGACCTTGTCACAGGATTAGGCCGCAACGCTGAGTTGCAAGATCAGCTGAACA